AGTTATTATGATGGAAAATCTAAAAAATATATTAGTATGAAATATCCATTATTAAAAGTTATGGATTGTAATTTAATGCATTACACAATGCAATTGTCCACATATGCATATATGTTACAACGAATGAATCCTGATTTTAATATTAAAAAATTATGTATTGTTCACTATGATCATAGTGGAAATATAACTGATTATGAACTTGAATATAAAAAACAAGAAGTTGAATTAATGTTAAAAGATTATAAGAAAACTTTAATTAAAGAGATTCAAGAAAAGAGAAGACAAAAAATAGTTTATTAATGGAAATCGTTAAAGAATATATTGAGTATAGATTAAATCTATGTAAAAAATGTAAGTTATATTCTCCTAAAGCAGGAGGTTATTGTAATGATAGAATGTGGTATAATCCAGAAACTAATAAAACAAGTGTTATTAAAAAACATGGTTTTATAAAAGGATGTGGATGTATATTAGAAAATAAAATAAAGAACATAAAAAGTGTTTGTCCAATAGGAAAATGGTAAAAATTAAAAATATAATATTAGGTACTTATTACAATATCTTTAATAAAAATAAAGAGCTGAGTTGTAAAAGATTAGACATCTGTAATAGATGTTCAGATAAAACCACAATTAAAAAGATCGGAAGTATATGCAATCATTGTGGTTGTATATTAAATAGTAAAACAACTGTAAAACAAGAAAAATGCCCTATTGGCAAATGGTAATTAAAAATGTAAATGATTATGATTAACAAAGAAAAAACAAACGCAGAAAAATTAGACCAAGGAATTTTTGGAATCGAGAGAGATACTAAAGGTGCTCAAATAGTATTACCTGGTGGTAAATCAGCAGATGAAGAAATGAGACGTGTAGCAAGTGAAAAATATAACGAAGCTCTAGATGAAAAAAGTAATGAAATTGAACGTAAAGTTAAAGAGAAACAAGCTCTTTTAAATAATATATTAGATGAAAAAGCAGGTATGGAATTAATGCCTATTTACAAACATATATTATGTACACCTTTTGAAGAAAATCCATTTCAAAAAATAGTTACTTCCGATTCAGGATTAATTATTGATTCAGGGATGGCTCCTTTAGAATTAAATAAAGATATTGGTGAAATGGAAGAACGTATGAATATCATGCGAGTAGCTACTGTAATGTCAGTTGGACCAGAAGTAACTTATGTAAGAGAAGGTGATATCGTTTATTATTTAATAAATGCAGAAGTTCCAATTCCATTTTTTAAACAAGGTTTTGTAATGATACATGAAACTAACGTCAAAGCAGTTGTAAACTCTGGACTAACAGAACGTTTTAATCAAATTAAAAATATGTAAAATGGATTTAGAAAATAAGATATATTTTGCACCAGGGGATCTTGTTACTTTACGACAAGATCTTCCTAACAAACCAGTTATGTTAGTTCTTAGAAAAGAAACTAGTATAATTAAACTGTGTGATGATGAAAAGACTTCTTTTAAAGGAATAAGATGTCTTTGATTTAATAACAACCAAAGTAAAGAAGAAGCAGTTTTTAACACAAAAGACCTTATAAAATTATAACATTATGGCAGTTAAACAAGACGCAATGATTAAATACTTAGGTGGTATTTTTCAAACGCAAGACGCAAGTCAAATTCAAAAAATACTAACTGATATGGGTGATCAAGCAGAACCTTTTTTACAAGAGGTTGAAAAAGCGATTCTTGAAAATAAACCCGTTGAAGTATTCATTAAAGAATTTAAAGAAAAATTTGTGCAAACAGCAAAACAAGGAGCTAAATTGAATTACTTAAAACAATTAAAAGGTGAATGTCCTGATGGATTTAATTCTGTAAAATTAGCTAAAGGTGGTAGTATTTGTATCAAATGTGGAGGTAAAGCTAAAACTAAAGCTAAACCTAAAAAGATTGTAAAAGCTACAGGTGGGCTTTTAGAAAAATTACGAAATATTAAAAAATAATGAGGTTTTTTGTATTTGAAAATGATAAGTTAAATGTTAATGTTCCAGAAATTCTATTAATAAAAGAGTTCGCAGATTTATGAGAACCTAATAGAAATATTACCTCATCAGATAAAAAAGGTGAAAAAAGAACTCGTGCGTACAGAGAGCTTGCTTATATATGACTTGCTTTAGATTGACAATCAATGTATAGTGGTTATAATGAGCAGGATCGTCATCAAGAAGCTCTAAAAGATGCTAATCTTTCAGAAAAAGAATTTAACGATCCTTTGTTTAGAGCTGCTTGTAGAAAGTATAAAAATTTACAAGATGAAAACATTGCGGTTAAAATGTTGATGTCTGCGAGAAATGTAGCTTTAAGATTTATAGATCATTACGACAATTTAGATATTTCTGAAAGAGATCCTCTTACAGGAAAATATCTTCTTAAAGATACCGATGTAATGAAAGGTATTTCAAGTTTAGGTCCAATGATTGATTCTTTAAAAGAATTAGAATGAAGAGTTAAACAAGAAAAAGAAGAAGAAGGTAGTTTACGTGGAGGTGAAGAAGACGGATTCCAACCAGAAGATTTATAAAATATGGCAAGAGGTAGAAAACCCAAGGTTAAACCTGAATTATCTGAAGAAACTATTCAGATAGTAGAAGAGGTTAAAAAAAGTAAAAGTAATTTTATATGAGATATTAAAATAGATGATCCTATTCCTTATTTTGATTTCAATCTATCTTATGAATTAACTGGATATGTTCCTATTAATGATAAATCAGGATTAGATTTTGATCCTGATTGATTTACAGAAGCAAGACAAAATAAAATTAGAACAGGTATGTATTGTCAAGCTCCTAAAAAAACAAAAGCCTATAATGATTTTTGAAAAAGAGAATATGCCCGTTGTAGAGACGGAATGACAGTAAATGGATATACTATTACAGGAGATAATTATTTCTTTTTAAATTATTATCAATTATACAATCTTGATACTACAGATAAAGCGGGATCTGGTCGTACAGTTGGATTTGTTAAGTTTTTTGCTAAACAATATGAATATTTTCACTACATAGAATTATGTAAACGATTGAGAAAAAACTCAATTGGATTGAAAGCCAGAGGGGTTGGATTTTCAGAAATAGCAGCTGCGATAGGTGTTAATACTTATAATTGTAGAAGATCTACAACTTGTGTTTATGCAGCTCAAATAGAAAAGTATGTAAGCGACGTATTGGATAAATGCTGAGTTCAATTGAATTATCTCAACGATGAAACAGAAGGTGGTTTTAGAAAATTAAGACAAGTTCATAATTCAAGTTTTCACAAAAGAGCATCTGTTTTACAAGATAAAATTGAAAAGGGATGGAAATCTCAAATTATAGGAATCACAGCCGACCAACCTAAAAAGATTAGAGGGGACAGATGTGATATGTTATTTTATGAAGAAAGTGGATCATGACCTAATTGGAAGAAAGCATTTACTCAAGGTGATGCTTTAGTAAGTATTCAAGGGGTTAGATTTGGACTTAAATTTGCTTGAGGTACAGGTGGTGATAGTGGTCCAAACTTACAGGGACTTAGAGACGCCTTTTATTCTCCTGAAGCGTATGATGCTTTACCATGTAGACATAATTATGTTGAAAATGGAGAATATGTTATTACAGGGTATTTTATCCCTTCATATACAATATTAAACGTAGAAGGTTTAATCGATCATCGTGGATATGTAGATCCTGTAAAAGGCAGAGCATACTATGATGCTATGAGAGCTACTAAATTAAAAGACCCTAAATTATTACTTACTTATTCTGCTGAATATTGTTATACTCCTGAAGAAGCATTATCTTTAGAAGGAGATAATAAATTTAATTCAATCGCATTATCTGAACAATTAGCAACTATCAATATTCATAAAATTGAATCACCGTATGGTAAAATTGAAGCTGGGAACTTAGAATATATGTTTAGAGGGCCAAGACTTCCTGAAAATATCACAGGATTTGAATGGAAACCAAATCCATCTGGAAAAATATTAATTTTAGAACATCCTAAAAAAGGAGCTGATGGAAATCCATTTAGAAACTTATATGTAGCAGGTATAGATAGTATTGACTTAGGATCTGAAGATACATCAGAAAATACAAAAAACCCTTCTGATTTATGTTTAGTTATTAAAAGACGAGCACATGGTTTAGAACCTCCTTGTTATGTAGCTATTTATAAGGATAGGCCTGAAAAAATAAAAGATGGTTATATGACAGTTTTAAAGTTATTACAATATTATAACTGTCAAGCTGTATTAGAAAGTAGTAAAACTTCTATTCTTACTTTTTTTAGAACTAAAAATATGGCTCATAAACATCTTATGAAAAGACCAAGAGCATTATTATCTGATATTCATAATGGAAGAAGTAATCAATATGGAGCACCTGCGTCGCCTAAAGTTATCGAACATCAATTAGATCTAATAGCTGATTATGTAGAAGAACATTCTCATAATATATGGTTTGTACCAATGTTAGAGGAGTTACTCCATTATTCATATGCCAATAAAGGTAGATTTGATATTGTAGCAAGTATGGGAATGTGTGAATTAGGAGACGAAGAATTAACAGGACTAGTTGTAAAAGAAGTGACTCCTGTACAAGATGGATTCCCAAATTTCGGATATTATACTGATGAGAAAGGATATAAAAGATATGGTTTAATACCTGAAACAAAACAACCTAAGATGACATTTAACCCAATACCTGAATATAGTGATGTTAACACCCTTAGAACAAGCGACCCTCGATATTATAAATAGAGTATATAATTGTACATATGTAGGGAAGTTAAAATTAGAAATCATAAATGACAATTGTTATAAACTAACATTAGGGTTACATACCCCTGAGAAACCTTTAATTATAGCAATGGAAGGAGATGATGAATCTTATAAGAAATTTATTGAACAAGAACTACGAACAAGAAGGTTAGATAAAACTAAATTCTATTCGGGATATAAAAAAGAATACAATGAGAAATAGTATAACTCAAAAAGAAGCTATTGAAGAGATAGATAAAATAATTACAGAAATCGTTTATCCAAAATATAATTTGCAAAAAGCATATAATTATTATAATGGTAAACGTGATGCTGAGCAATTTAAATATTTAGAAGAGAATTTCGGAATTGGGACTCCTTCTTCTGTTAAATTTACCCCTTTAGTTAGGAAACATATTGATGCTATAGTAGGAGAGTATTTAGAAACATCTGTCTTACCAAAAATAACTTGTAAAGATCCTGATACAATCAGTGCTATTACAAGAGAAAAGGATATGAAAATAGCATCAGAGTTACATGCTTTCTTTAAACAAAAACTACAAAGTGCTATTATGGGAATGATAACAGATGGTAAAACATCTGTAGACCCTCACATTGAAGATAAAATGAAAAAGATTGTAGAAGATATAGATATGGAGTTTATTTCTAGTTATGAAATAGCAGCACAAACAGTAGTTGAATACTTATTACAATCAAGACATGTTGATTTTGTTGAAAAAAGAAGAAAATTATTATTAGATTTATTAATAACAGGATGGACATTTTTTAGAGTATCTGAAAATCTTGATAAAAATAATGTAGATGTTGAAGTATTAGATCCTCTAAATACATTTGTAGAAAGAAATCCTGAATCACAATACATTAAAGATTGTCCTAGATCTGTAGTTAGAAAATGATTGAATAAGTCTCAAATTATTTATAAATATGGTAAGTATTTATCTAAAGATGATATTGAAAGTTTAGAAAATAGTTTAGCAGGGGTAACTGATAATAATACATATTATATAAGAAGTTATGAAGGAACGGGTGAAACACAAGGTATTGATAATAAACAAGTAGTTCCTGGGTTTCCAGATGAACGTACAATGAAAGTTAATAACTTATGACCTGTTTATGAAGTTGAGTGGATTGAACCTGATAAGAATTATGTATTACAAAGATATTCAGGAGTTAGAATTGGACAGGAAATTTATATTGTTCATGGTAAAGATGAGAATGTTCAAAGAAGTCAAATAAATCCGAATTGGTGTGGTTTAACTGTAAACGGAATATATTTTACAAGTAGAGATTTAGAACCATATTCGTTAATGTTAGCGTGTGCTGATTTACAAGATCAATATGATATTTTATTTTTTTACAGAGATAATTTAATTGCGAACAGTGGTGTATCAGGAGATTGAGTAGATTTATCACTATTACCTACTATTATGGGAAATGATTTATGAGAAAGACTTGAAAAATTTATAGCTTATAAAAAACAAGGTATTGCTGTCATGGATTCTTCACAAGAAGGTAGAACGTTTAATAATAATACTACTTTAGCGGGTTATGATGATACTTTAAAAGCCCAGTCTATACAAGGTGTTGAAATGGCAATTGAAAGAGTAGAAGCAACTTGCTCTTCTATCACAGGAGTATTTAGAGAAAGACTTAATGGAATCCAACAAAAAGATGCTGTTAGTAATGTTAAACTCGGAGTTCAAAACTCATTCATTATTACAAAACAATTTACTCATCAAATGGATTTGATAACAGTTGAAATTTTATCTGATAGTTTAAACTGTGCTAAATCTGTTTGAAAAAATGGTTTAGTTGGAGCTTTGATACTTGGAGATAAAAGTCAAAAAGTATTTCAAATAGCACCTGAAAATTTTGTATTTAGTGATTTTGATATTCATATTACATCTGGTTCTGAAATTTTAAAAGATATGGATATAATTAAACAAATAGCTGGACAGTTTACACAAGCTGGTATTGCAGAACCTGATTTAATTGTAGATGTCTTAAGTTCTAAATCTATGACTGATTTACAACACAAGGTTAAAAAGAGTATTAAAATAAAGAAGGCTGAAAATAATCAATTATTGCAATTACAACAACAGAATGAACAATTACAACAACAGATGAAAGAAGCTGAACAACAAATGAAAAATCTACAAAAAGAATTAGAGAAAAATGATTCTGTGAAATTAGAAATGGAAAAACAGATGTTTAAAGCTAAAAATGAATTAGACTGGTTTAAAGCAAAATCAGATAAAGATTTTAAAGAAAAATCTGTTGAAAATGATTCTAAACGTACAGAAGTTGAAGTATTACAAATGTACGATGATAATCCTTATAATAATAAAATTAAAAATTACTAACAATGAGTTCTATAATTAAATGAAATAGAGATTCTGATATAAACTTCTATGTTAGTTTTTTTGATGAATCTGGAAATATCATAAATCCTTTTGATAAATCTTTTAAAATATTAATATTTACAACTAATCAAAAGCACGGTGCAGAAGCATCTTATAATAAAGATCTTAACATATTTACAAATTGTGGAGTACACAAAACAGATCCTCTTAAATTAGAATTAGCTTTTAATAAACCTATGTTAAAACCAGGTAGAGTTTATTTTAAAACTTCATTTGCAAATGAAAATGAATTGTTTTTAGATGGACATTATGATATTGTTAAAAGCATTCCTACCAACATGTATATAGTTAAATAAAATGGACGAAACTTTAAATATAAACTTAACTAATGATGAATATCCTATATTAGAAGTATCCTTGGTACAAGCAGTTGGACCAAAAGGTGACGATGGAGGATGGTTTAATCTAAAAGGGGATTGATCTTTAGGTATTGCTTATGTACCTTATGATTTAGTAAATACTACAACTGGATCATATGTTTGTGTTGCAGCTAATATTGATTCAGAACCTACTGTTAATAATCCTGATTGAATGAGATTGATACATACTGTAACTGATGAAAGTAAAATAGATAAAACATCTATTAAACAAACATTAGGTACGTCAACTACTGATTTAATTAGTCAAAATATAATTAGTACTAATATCAATAGAATTGATGATGAATTATCAAATAAGATAGATATTTCTCAGTTATCAAATTATTATACTAAATCACAAACTTATAATAAATCAGAAATAGATAGTATTACAGGTGGATTTAATACCGTTATTGTAGATGATATTGTAGAAATGACTGATGAGAATACTATATATTTAACATTTAAAGATATACCTAGTCAAAATAATATATATAATAAATATATTGTTTTTGAAGGAGTTCCTGAATTACTTACAGATATATCTAAATCAGATCTTAGTAATTTTATAACACTTAATGATTTAAATAGATATGTATCTGATGTTGATTTAAATAATTTAATACGTGATTATTATAACAAACATAGTGTTTATAATAAAACAGAAATCGATAATTTATTAGCTAATTTAAATTTAGAAATTGATACCTCGGGATTTGCTACTATTGAATTATTAGGAGATTATATACATTTTTCTAAAATAAAACAATCAACAGGGAGTTCCACTACAGATTTAATATCTCAAAAAGCAACTACCGATTTAATCAATAGTATTTTAAATCGGCTACAATATGATCTAAATATAAGACCAACTCAAGTCGAGGTTGACGGTTTGTTAAATGATTACATTAAAGGTACGTTATTAGGAGTTGATGGAACTGATCCTCGTGGTCCAAATACGATTTTAGAGGGTAAATTTGCTGAAAAATTAAATACTAATGGATTAAATGCTGCGTTAAGTACTACTTCAACTATAACAGATATTAATAGTTCTCTTTCTAAGAAGGTAGATGTTGTTTCAGGTTCTAGACTTATAACATCTGCAGAAGGTACACTTCTATCGACTGCTGTACAACCTGGTACACTGTCTGACTATTATAAAGCAACTTATTCAGACTTAGTAGATAAGACAGATGATTTAGTAAATGATAAATACTTTATACGAGCTTTTGACGAAACATCAGGCGATGAAATTAAAATGTCTACATTATCTTTGAGAAATTCTCTTTCAATTATTTATCCTACAGCGAGAGAATTAACAAGTGGTGATAAATTTGATGGGGTAACTAAAATTTTTCAATTTAAACATAATCTTATTGAAGCTAGTGCTAAACTTAATAAAAATGGTTTAATATATTATATAGGTCATGGGTTTTCTATTGATCTTGGAAACACTATTTCATTAGATGTAGCTCCTACTTCAGAAGATGTTATATTTATAGAAGCTGTTTATTTAGATTAACATTATATATAACTCCTTCGAAAGAAGAATAAATAACAAAAATGATTATAGGATCTGATAATAATATTATAATAGGAGGAGCTGTTTCAAATAATAATACTGTTAATGACGGAGTATTAATAACTGAAGAATCATCTATTATACAACAAAATGAAAATGACTATGTTGATGATAGTAATGATATAATTAAAGATTGTTTAATAAAATCTAATGTTTTAAATTGAGAAGAATATTATAATAAATTTCAAATAAATAAATTATTTGAAGAGAAACAAGATGTGTTAGATCTTGATTTAACGACAAATTCTAAAACTATAGTCGACGCTATAAATGAGTTACAAATTCTTGTTCAAAACGCATCTTCTGAAAATTTTAAAATAGGGAGTTCAAAAATATTATATATCGATGGACTATCTATACAAAAAGACCAACCTATTAATGAATTAGATATATTATATACTATTTCAACACATCCAATTACTAACGTTTTTACTTTAGAGATTAACGAACCTACTGATATATACAGAAGAGATTTATTTAATACATTATTATATTTTACTAATTTATCTGTAACTTCTAAATATACTATTAAAACAGAGTTAAAGTTTGGAGATATATTAATATCAGAAGGAAGTTTTATTCTTTCTCCTAATAATATCTCTGAAATGTGTTCTATTTTAATGAACGTTAATTATTTACTTGCAGACTTACCTTTATTAAATGGAGATCTACTAAATTTATATATTACAATTAGTAAGGATACTACTTTTAATGAAAATTTAATTTTAAAATCTGGAGGTGATTCATCATCAAGATTTATTATTAATAGTATACAGTTAACTGCACATAATATATTAGATTATAAACAAAGTACAACATACACTCAAAATGAACTAAACGAATCTTTATTTTGAGGAAAATTTTAACACGTGGCACAAATAAAATTAAATAAAGGTACGTACGCTGCGTATCAAGCAATAGGGACCAAAGATCCTAACGCAGTGTACTTTTGTACTGATTCTGGACATTTATATTTAGGAGAAGTTCTATTAATAGGAGGAGCAGTAACAAATGTTTCATTTAATAACACTACTAATAAAATAGATGTAGTAACACAAACGGGAACAGGCCCTGTAACAAATAGTTTTGATTTAGATTTAACTCAGTATGTATTAAAAAATGATTCGATTACTGCTTCTACAGGAAAATCATTTGTAGATTATGATGCAAAAGGTTTAGTGACTGGAGGAACTAAAATTACTGCAACTAATTCACAGTTAATAAAAGGAGATGGATCCGGAGTTAGTCTTGGAACAAGTAGTGGTAATGTTCCTGTATTAAATACAAGTGGAAAACTTGAAGATAGTGTAATTCCAAGTATCGCTATTACAGATACTTTTGTTGTAGCAACTCAAGCTGCGATGTTAGCTTTGACTGCACAAGTTGGGGATGTGGCAATTAGAACAGATTTAAGCCAAACTTTTATTTTACAAACTTCTCCTGCATCAGCATTAGCTAACTGGAAAGAATTGAAAACTCCTACTGATGCCGTATCTTCAGTAAATGGAGCAACGGGGGCTGTTGTTTTAGGAGGAGGTGATCTTTTAGTTGAGACTGCGAGTAATATAACTGATGGAGCAGACATTAAAACTACTG